AGGCTTGGTGTAATTTAGATATGCGAGGAACATCTGGAATACGAGGCAGTTTTGGTATCAGTTCTGTGACCGACATAGGCACTGGTCAATTTAGATTTACACTAAGTACCGCAATGCCAAATGCAAATTATGCTGCCGTTGGTTCTACATCACGTTCAGGCAGCACAAGTAATTACCACAGAGGCTACGATATGTTTATTGAAAGCACATCTCAAGTCAGAGTAATTACATGGGATTCTGGTACATCCACAGAAGACCACGCAGTAGTCTCTATGGCTGTATTTAGTTCATAACAAAGGAACAAACTAATGGCATCAACAATTAGAGGGGATGACAACTTTGACACAGTTGGTAGTTCTAACACTAACACTAGGCTGGCAAAGGCTTGGGTAGTATTTAACGGCACAGGAACATTAGCCGTACTTGGAAATTATGGCGTTAGTTCAGTTACAGACAATGCGGTAGGTCGGTACACAGTAAACTTTGCTACAGCCTTTGCAAATACAAACTATTGTGCTACCGCTAATGCTCGTTACGTTAATACAAGCTGGTCGTGGGCTTGTGTAGGCATGGCTAGTAACGATACAAAAACAACTACTGCTATGAAGTTTGGAACGACACTTCCAAGTAACTACTTTTTAGATAGCCCAGAAGTCGGATTAACTTTTTTTGGCTCATAACTAAGGAACAAACTAATGAAAATTATATACCAAGAAGCAGACGGAAATGTCTGTGTAATAACCCCCGCATCGAACTGTTCCCTTACGGACGCAGAGACAGCCTTAAAAGACGTACCTACTGGCTTGAAGTTTAAGATTGTGGACGACTCAGTTGTACCTTCAGATCGCACATTTCGCAATGCGTGGTCAGTTGATGCAGATACCTTAACAGATGGAGTAGGCGCATGATTACTATAGACATGACAAAAGCCAAAGTCATTGCACATGACGCAAGACGAGCCGCACGAAACGCAGCGTTTGCACCACTAGACATTAAAGCAACAATCCCTGCGGAGAGTGAAGCAGCAGAGGCAGAAAGGGCAACCATCCGTACCAACGATGCAGCATTGCAAGTAAGCATGGATGCAGCTAGTGATGCGGATGCACTAAAGGCTTTGATGCCAGCAGGAGAGTAAACGATGACCAAGGCAAGAGAGTTATCTAATTTTGCATTAGACGATGTACCTACTATTCCCAGTTTTGCAGTAGGTGGGACTGTTTCAGAGTATGTTTCAAGTGGAACTACATACAGAGTTCACACTTTTCTTGCAACATCAAAGATTGCCTTTACTGGAAGTATAGCCTGTGACTACATGATTGTAGGTGGTGGCGGTGGTTCTGCACCTGCTGAGGGTAATGCTGGTTCTACTGGTGGTGGTGGTGCTGGTGGTATGGTTGTCGCAACCTCACAAACAATAACATCTGGAAACTATGCAGTTGTAGTTGGTGCTGCGGGTGCTGCGGGTGCTGACGTTAACACATCTGGTGGAAATGGTGGCAATAGTTCCTTTAACGCACATACAGGAACAGGGGGTGGCGGTGGCCCAGACTACGGCACAGATGGCGCTGCTGGTGGTTCGGGTGCTGGTGGTTCAGAGAATAATACGGCAGCAGGTGCATCTAACCAAGCATCTTACTCTGGAGTTACAAACGTAGCAGGATTTGGTAACGTTGGTGGTGCTGGTGGCGCATATAGTGGCGATGGCGGTTCGGGTGGAGGCGGTGGTGCTAGTGCTGCTGGTACTGCTGCAAATAGTGGTACTGCTGCTGGTGGTGCTGGTAAAGCGAACGCATTTAGAACAGGGTCTAACGTAACATATTCGGCTGGTGGTGCTGGTGTCAATGGACAAACAAATGGTGTTGCTGGTGCTGCAAACACAGGTAATGGTGCTTCGGGTGTTTCATCTAACTCTGGACATAACAATAATGCTGCTGCTGGCGGCTCTGGAATTGTAGTTATTAGATATGCCATTTCATAGTAAACAAGAGAGGTTATAGTATGAGCTTATACGGAAACATTAATGCAAAGAAGAAAAGAATCAAAGCTGGCTCTGGTGAAACCATGAAGCCAAAAGGAGCCAAAGGCAGACCTAAGGCTAGTGACTTTACACAAGCAGCTAAGACAGCTAAGAAGAGGGTAAAGAAATGAAAGGTGTTACACATTACTTACCAAATGGTAAAGCATACACAGGCAAGACGCACAAGCATACGTCAGGTAAAGTTATGACAGGCGCAAAGCATACTCCTTCTAGTAAGCCTTTAAGTCATAAGAAAGCTAAGAAGTAATGTGGGCTATTGTGTTAGCCACAATGTTAGCTAGTGGTGAACCTCAAGTACCTACAATAATGTCTAGCCACAGAACACTTGATGGTTGTAGAAAAGAGTTATTACGTGTAGGTACAATAGGAGGCTACGAGCCTGTGGTTAGCCCGATGGTAGGACTTGCAGTTGTTAAAGTAGAAACAAAGAAGACTATAACAGCTTTCTGTGTTAAAGATATGAGGTCTATCTGATGTGGTCTACTGTATCGGAAGCGTATCCTGTCCACCAATGCCCCTCACAGGCTCCACAAGGCTCTGTGCTGGTCGTAGAGCCTCAGGTAATACGTGAGTATGACTATAGGTTTATAAGGCCTCCTATGGCTCCCTACGAGCTTACAGAGCATCAGTATTCAAAGAGGTTATGGATATGTTAGCAGAATTAGCGATTGCTAATGCAGCATTTAAGGTAATCAAGACTACCCTGAGTAACGGGAGAGAAATCGCAGATGCTGGAGCAGCCCTAGGTAAATACTTTGGTGCTGAGAAGACAATACAGAAGCAAGTGGCTAACGGCTCAGGTAACGTACTAGAAGCATTTCAAGCCAAGGAGCAACTAGCTAGACAGGAAGAAGAACTTAAGTTCATGTTGAACAAGCAACGTCTACAAGGGTATCAAGACTTTCTTAAGTTTAAAGCACAGTACACTAGAGACTTAAAAGAAACTAAACAAGCGGAAATACGCCAAAGAGCAGCAAGAGCTAAAGCATTACAAGATAATCTATCCATAGCTATAAAAGTAGGCTTAGGATTTATTGTTATTATGGCTGGTTTGTTAGGTGCAGCTATTTATATTAAAGGATACTACTAGGCATGGAAAACTTAACTCAAAAACAGAAAGAAGAGATAGCTGAACTGGCTGCTGATAAAGCGTATGACAGATTCTATCTTGCCGTAGGTAAATCAGTGACTAAGAAGCTAATGTGGATTATAGGTGCAGGTGCATTTGCTGCTTGGTTATACTTTAATGGAGATATGTAATGCCAGATGCTAAATTAACTAAACTAGGACTAACATCTTACAACAAACCTAAGCGTACACCTAGCCACCCTAAGAAGTCTCATGTAGTGGTAGCTAAAGAAGGTGGAGTAACAAAGACTATACGCTTTGGTCAACAGGGAGTTACTGGAGATAAGACTAAAACAAAACGATCTGACTCATTTAAAGCTAGGCATGGTAAGAATATAGCCAAAGGTAAGATGTCAGCAGCTTATTGGGCCAATCGTGAAAAATGGTGAGAGGTAGTACAGCATGGGCATATTAAGTAGTTTATTCAGTGGCGGTAGTGCTGTTGCACAGCCTATAGAAGCCATTGGTAACATTATAGACAGTGTGTTTACATCAGATGAAGAGAGAGCACAAGGCGAACTACTTAAGCAGAAGTTAGCTATGCGTCCTTCTATGATGCAAGCAGAGATTATGAAAGTACAGGCTAATCACAGGTCTACCTTTGTTGCAGGAGCTAGACCCTTTCTCATGTGGGTATGTGGCTTAGGCTTCTTGTTTGCATTTGTTATTAACCCTATCCTACAATGGGTAGCACCAGAGCTAGGTAGCCCTGAGTTACCCTTAGACGCTATGCTTGAACTTACGTTAGCAATGCTTGGCCTTGCAGGTCTTAGAACAGTAGAAAAATTAAATGGTAAAGCCACATGAAGACACATAAAGAGATGGTAAACAACGTACTTGTGAGGCTACGGGAACGTGAGGTTGACAGTGTTAATGAGAATAGTTACTCAAAGTTAATTAGTTTATTCATTAATGATGCTAAGGAGTTTGTTGAGTCAGCATGGAATTGGTCTGTTCTTAGGCAAACATTGACTGTAGTTACTCAAGATGGTGTATTTAACTATGTGCTTACTGACTCAGGTAATAACGTAGCTATACTAGACGTAGTTAACTTAACATCTAATACGTTCTTAAAGTATAAAGACCCACACTGGTTTAACAATGTATTTCTTAACAACACACCAGCCGAAGGTAACCCTGACTACTACGTATTTAATGGCGTGAGTGTAGCAGGTGACACACAGGTAGACTTGTACCCTATCCCTGATGGTGTGTACACTATCTACTTTAACGTAACTATGCGCTCACAGGAGCTTGTGGCTGATGCAGATACAGTACGTGTACCTCACTTACCTGTGCAAGCTTTAGCCTACGCTATGGCCCTTGAGGAGCGTGGTGAGGACGGAGGTATGTCAGCAGTATCGGCTAAGGCTCTTGCTCAAAACTTCCTATCTGACGCTATTGCCTTAGACGCTAACAAGCACCCAGAGGAACTGATCTGGGAGGTCTATTAACCATGGCTAAACAATTAATGTCCTCCTCTATTGCTGCACCTGCATTCTATGGCTTAAACACCCAAGAGTCAGGTGTAACACTACAGGAAGGTTTTGCACTACAGGCAGACAACTGCGTCATAGATAAGTTTGGTCGATTAGGAGCACGTAAGGGCTGGCAGATATTAAGCAACGCTAAGGATGGTTCAGCTAACGGAAACGTAGATGTAGACTTAATAGGTGTGTCTAACTTTAAGGAAGTCACAGGTGTTGACACGTTATTATCATTCAGTGTTAACAAGTTCTACAAAGGTCTTACAAACTTAGTAACTTTAACTCCATCAACTGCCGACACAATAGCCGCAGGTAACTGGCAAGCTGCTACATTGAATGATCATCATTACTTCTTTCAACGTGGCTACTTACCCCTTGTGTATACTAATGTTGGAGGTGCGGATACTTTTGAATCTGTAGCTACACACGCTCATGTAACAGGAACTGCCCCAAGTGCTAACACAGTCTTATCTGCTTATGGTCGGTTATGGGCAGCAGACACAGCAACTAACAAGACTACAGTTTACTTTACGGACGTACTAAGTGGTCATAAGTGGCATGGGGGTACTTCTGGTAACCTTAATATATCCTCAGTGTTTACTCAAGGTGGTGACGAGATTGTTGCCCTAGGCGCACACAACGGCTTCTTAGTTGTTTTCTGTAAAGATAACATTGTTATTTACAGTGACGGTGATAACTTTCAAGCAGGTATGACTACCTCAAGTTTAACCTTAGTGGAAGTTATAGAAGGTGTTGGCTGTATAGCTAGAGACTCCGTACAGAACACTGGTGAAGACATCTTGTTCTTAAGTAACACTGGTATACGTTCATTAAGTCGTACCATACAAGAGAAATCTCAGCCTATGCGAGACATCTCTAAGAATGTACGTGATGATGTAATACAGGCCATTAACGCTGAGAACATTGATTTAATCAAGTCAGTCTACTCACCTATTAATGCTTTCTACTTAATTACTTTCCCTACGTCACAACAGACTTTTTGTTTTGACACCAGAGCACCTTTAGAGGATGGCAGCTTTAGAGCTACTATATGGCCCTCTGTATCACCTAAGGGTTTCTTGTCGGAAGGTTCTACATTATACTTTGCAGAGGACAATGGCATAGCGGAGTACAAAGGTTATCAAGACAATGGCTCTAAGTACGAAATGGCGTACTACAGTAACTTCTTTGACCTAGGTATGCCTAACGTGTCAAAGATAGTAAAGAAGCTGTCAGCGACTACAGTAGGAGCTACAGGACAAACCTTTGCACTTAAGATTGGATATGACTATAGCCCAGTATATTATGGTTATACATTTACATTAGAAGTAGGCACTGTGTACGAGTATGGTATTACTGAGTACGGCATAGGAGAATACTCAGGCTCAGTCTTAATCAACGAACAAAAAGCATCAACACAAGGCGCAGGTGACATTATACAGATAGGATTTACTACTGATATAGATGGCGCACCTATGTCATTACAGAAAATTTCACTATACGCCAAACAAGGTAAGGTACTTTAAATATGTCTAATTATACTAAAGCAACTAACTT